ATAATTTTGTGGCGGAACATAGTTCCGCCACAATTTCCAAATAATGGTGAGAATATGAGGAAATTCCTAGTACAAATCAATGCATATAAATACTACGCTAAATTTGAAGTGTTAGCGGAGGATAATGTAGAATCTATTGAAAATTCAATAGTTGACAAACTAGGAGAAAAGAGTATAAAGTGGGAATATCTTGGAGAAATGAATGATCCCAAGGTAAATAGAATAACCTATGAGGAGGTTATCGATGGTACAAGACCTGTACAAACAAAAAAGGTCCTTGGAGTTGAGGTGGCAACTGGAGTATGAGCAAAGTGGTAAAT